GGAGATTCAGCAGGGCGACGACATCCCCGAATACGACGACAAGGGCGCAATTATCCGCATCACGCACGGCGACGGCAGCGTGACGGTCAGCCTCGACGGTTCGCCGCTAGTCGAGCCCGAAAACAAGCATCCCAAGGGATTTTATGACAATCTCGTTGACGACATTGACGAGATGGAGCTTGGCCGAATCTCCGACGATCTCCTTCGCGGCGTCGAGGAGGATCTGCGGTCGCGCGAGGAATGGGTACAGGAACGCGCTCAGGGTATTCGCTTGCTGGGCCTCAAAATGGAGGTTCCCGGCATCCAAGGCGCGGCGGACGGCGCTCCGGTCGAAGGCATGTCCAAGGTCCGCCATCCGCTGTTGCAGGAAGCGGTATTGCGTTTTCAGGCTAACGCCCGCGCCGAATTGCTGCCGACCGATGGGCCGGTCAAGATCCGCAATGATAACAACAGCGCCAATCTGAACGAAGACACGCTCGCCAACGCGCTGGAAAAGGATCTGAACCATTACCTGACCGCAACGGCTAGCGAATACTATCCCGACACTGATCGGATGCTGTTCATGCTCGGCTTTGGCGGGACGGCGTTCAAAAAGGTCTATTTCTGCCCGCTTCGTAATCGGCCCGTGTCTGAAAGCGTCGATGCGGACGACCTGATCGTTAACAACTCGACGACCGATCTTCGAAACGCCAAGCGCATTACGCATCGCACCTACATGCGCCCCAGCGTGGTCAAGCGACTGCAAATCCTAGGCGTCTATCGCGATACGGATCTGGCAACCCCGCTCGCGCCAAAGTACGACGCGGTTCAACTGGAAAAGAATCAGCAGCAGGGCCTCTCTGCCGGCACCATGCGGCCCGACGACCGCGACCGCGAAATATATGAAATCTATTGCGAATTGGACATTAAGGGATTTGAGCACAGGTATAATGGCAAGGAGACGGGACTTGAAATTCCTTATAGGGTGACGATTGACGTATCGTCTCGCCGCATTTTGTCCATTGTCCGCAACTATACGGAAGATGAGGATAATGAACTACCAGACGCCAAAACTACCTTTGTCAAGTATACTTTTGTTCCCGGCATGGGCTTTTATGATATTGGCCTTCTCCATATACTTGGAAACACTACTAATGCCGTCACTGCGGCGTGGCGGGAACTCCTAGATGCAGGTATGTACGCCTGTTTCCCCGGTTTTCTGATCGCCGACACGGGCGCGAGGCAGAATACGAACATCTTCCGCGTGCCTCCGGGCGGCGGGGCTCTGGTCAAGACTGGCGGCCTGCCAATCAATCAAGCGATCATGCCGCTGCCCTACAAAGAGCCTAGCCAAGCGCTGATGGAGCTGGTCGAGAACATGGCGCAGACAGGGATGCGCGTGGGCGGAACGGCTGAACAGGCGGTCGGCGAGGGCGTGCAGAATGCGCCAGTGGGCACGACACTGGCCTTGATCGACCAAGCGACCAAAGTGATGAACAGCGTTCACAAGCGTATGCACGCCGCTCAGGCCGAAGAGTTTCGGCTATTGGTCGAATGTTTCCGCGAGAACCCGCAATCGTTTTGGCAGCGCAATGGCAAGCCCGCCTATCAGTGGGACGAACAAACGTTCCTTCAGGCCCTTGAGGACTGCGAATTGACGCCGCAGGCCGATCCGAACACGGCCAGTCAGGTGCAACGCTTGATGAAACTGGCGGCTTTGAAACAATTGCAAGCGGCATCGCCGACCATGTACGATCCGATTGCGATTGATAGCGCCGTCATCAAGGCGTTGGGGTTCAGCAATCCCGAGCAGTTCATGGCCCCGCCGAATGCGCAAGCCGCGCCCCCGCCCGAGATGCAGAAGATGCAGGCGGAAAGTCAGGCCAAAACGAAAATGGCCGACGCCAAGATGCTCGACGCGCAAACCAAAGCCGAACTCGCCAAGGCGAAGGCGATGGAAATTCAGGCCAAAGCCGCCGAGATGGGCGCGCGGCTACAAATGGATACACAAAAACATATGCGGCCCGAGGACAATACAATTGATATGGTCAAGGCGCGGGCAACGATGCTCGATGCGCAGACTCGTGCGAAGCAAGTCGAAATGAAGCGCGGCGAGATCGCGCTTACCGACGCCAACGCGCAGGAAGATCGGCACAGCCGGGAGAAGCTGGAACTCCTTCAGTTAGCGAAGGAAGTGCTCTTGCATCCAAATATGGCTCCTGTTGCTGAGCCTATTGTTAAGTCGGCTGAACAAAGCGGAGAATCCGGCAATGCGTAATCCGGCGAAAGACGCGCGCAGGGCTTTGCGGATTGCCAAGGCATCGGGAGGAGATGCGTTTATCCCGCCCGGTGATCCCAGTCGAGAAAAAAATCTATCTGATTGGCATCATGGCGCTCATCCGCTATTGAAAGATAAGAAAGGCAATCCAAAACTTATTTATCACGGAACATCTTACGATTTTTCAAAATTCAAAAAAAGTCCGACTGGAGAATTCGGGCCGGGGATATACGCTACTGACCTTTCTGATGAAGCATCTGGATATGCCGGAACTCATCGAGGGTCACAAAAGATCATGCCAATATATATGAATTTAAGAAATCCATTTATTCCAAAAACCCCTGGAGAATTTTGGGACAGGTTTGGCGGAGAAAAAGACGAAGACGCTACGCATAATGCAATGTCGGAAGGATACGACGGCGTCGTGTTTCGTCGGCCTTATAGAATTTGGAGTGATAAAACAAAATCATTTATAGACACTGGAAAAAAACACACGCATTTTGTTGCTTTTAGTCCTAATCAAATAAAGTCGGCAACAGGCAACAACGGAAATTTTGATCCCGCCAATCCCGATATTACTAAAGCCTCCGGCGGCAATGTAGCCCTGCCTCGCGCTGCTTCGCCCTCCGGCGGCAACGTCATCCAGAACGCCGTCAACGTCGCCAAGGGCATTGGCCGGGCGATTGCACCGCATCCGCAGGACCGCGTAGCGCTGGCAACTGGTGGCGATCCGTCCATTGAGCATCAACCCGCCGACGAGACGGGCTTTGACGCCTACCACGGTTCGCCGCATTATATCGGCGAAGAGGGCTTTCAGGACCGCGCGATTGATACGGGCGAAGGCACGCAGGATTACGGGCATAAGCATTATTTTGCGCAAAAAGAAAGTATAGCAAAATCTTATAGAGATGCCTTGAGCGTACCCACGTTTGAAATCCCACACGGACTTTCAGATGAAGCGGAAAAAAATTTAAGAAATATTGCATCCGATTACGATAAAAAACTAAGCAAATCAGAGTTGATAGACGTTCTTAAAGATAGGCGACGTGGTGAAGAGGGCGAAGATTGGATTGATGAACTTCAAGATGCTGCCAACTCCGGAAAAATAAAATTCAATGATAATCCCGGCCACATGTATCACGTTCGCGTCCACGCGAATCCCGATCATTTTCTGGATTGGGATAAGCCGTTAGCGGAACAGCATCCTGTGGTGCAGAAAGCATTTGCTGGAAGACTAAATGAGATCGAACCTTTGGGTTCGGTGTTAAGACGCGCTTACAACGATCCCGTGCATGCAGGAAACATTGTCGGAACGGATAGAGCGTCTCCCGTAGAATTGTCTAATAAACTTTCCGCCGCCGGCATCCCCGGCATCAAGTACCTTGACGCTGGTTCCCGCGACCCGAACACAGGCAAGCCGACTCGCAACTTCGTCGTGTTCGATCCCAAACGCATCCAGATCAAACGGCGGTATGCACGGGGCGGTGATGTCGTGGACCATGCGCTAAGGGTTGCTCGGGCCTCCGGTGGCCGGATTGGCTATGCTGACGGCGGCGGCGATCCGCTTGGTCAACTCATCGAACAAATGCAGCGGACGGCTGCAAATCAGCGGCAGATGTATCGGCCTGTCGCCAAGCCGTCCCGCGACATTCCCCTGCCGCCGTCTCGTCCTCCCGAACTGATGACAGCGGCTCCTCAGCGGCAGGCCCCGCCTCCGCAAATCGGAACGGCTGCACAGCAAGTCGTCGATGCGGCCAAGGGCGCGGAAGGCGTCTACAAAACCGGGAAAGAAGACATCTTCGGGCCGAGTAACCCGACGCCCGCCCCTGCCGCCGGCAGTGCGGTTCAGGGGCAAACTGACACGCAACCCACAACAAAAGGGTCTTTTGGAAGTTTGAATGATTATTCAACGGGCGTTGCCAGTAAGCTAGCGCAGCATTTAATGGAAAAATACGGCCTATCTAGGGACCAAGCGGTAGGGGCCGTTGGTGTTATGGGTTATGAAAGCGGGCATTTTCAGACCATGCAAGAAGTGGGTAGGTCTGGAACGGGTTCGGGTTGGGGATATGCCCAATGGACTGGCCCGAGAAGAACAAATTTTGAGAATTATGTTAAATCCAACGGGCTTGATCCATCTAGTTATGAAGCAAATGTTGGGTTCTTAGATCACGAATTAGAGGGGCCTTACTCTCACGCAATAGATAACTTAAAAAAAGCAGAAAATGTGGAAGATTCGGCGAAATCTTGGCTTCATAATTTTGAAGGCATGAGCATTGACGGTAAAAATGTTCAAGGCGTTCCCGCTGTTCAAGAGCACGTTAACTCTGCTTTGAGCTACGATAATGTTATTCCAAAAACATTGGGTCAAAGAGAATTTCAAGGTCCTTCTTACGAACCTCAGAACATAAAAACAGCCTCTCCCCAACCCGCTCCATCTCCCGCCCCCGCTGTGCCCGCAAATCCATCCCCTGCGCCGCAAAGTGATGTGAATGACTTCCCGCATGTCATACAGGCGCAGCCCTCCCCCGATGCGAATGTAGCGGCTGCCCCGCCCCCGGCGGATGTTTCCGACATCACTGGCGGGCCGGAAAATGCCAAGCGCGGGGGATATATGCGTTCTGTTCCGCCCGAAGTTGCTCGCGCTTTGGAAGTTTTGCGCAAATACAATACAAGGACGGGCGGGGGTAGCAATGTTGCGAACAATGTTGTAAAACTAGCGCGCAGTGTTGGCGCGGGCCGCTAACGGAGAACGTCATGTCTAAAGCATCCGAGGGCTATAGGAAGGCCGCCAAAGCCAAGTTGGGCCGACTTCTGCGCACCGATCCCTTGTCGAAGATTGACGCCAGCGGATACACGCCGCCCGACGCCCTTGATGCCGATGTAAAGACCGGCGCTCGGCCCCTCACCAAGCGCCTTTACAAGCGCGGCGGTCACGTCAAGGGCGATGACGCTCATCACCATGCGGGCCGCAAGGCGCGTAAGTCCGGTGGCAAGGCCATTACGGCGGATTCGCTTATTAATCGCGACGTGCGCGAGGCCAATGAAGAACGCGCCGGGACGAAGCATGTTGGCGCTTTCAATAAGGGCGGCGCGGCCAAGCATCCCGATGAAGCCGAGGACAGGGCCCTGATCCGCAAGATGGTCAAGCCCGAAGCGCGGACGGGCAAGGCCGATGGCGGCGAGAAATGGATTTCTAAGGCCATCAAACATCCTGGCGCGTTGCACAAGTCGTTGCATGTTCCGGCTGGCAAGAAGATTCCGGCCAAGAAGCTGGAAAAAGCTGCGCATAGTGACAAACCCAAGCTCGCCAAGCGAGCGCATTTGGCCGAGACGCTAAAGGGTATGCACAAGGCGCACGGCGGCGATTGCACTTGTCACCGCTGCATGGGCGGCAAGATGACTAAGTCGCACGGGGGGCAGGCCGAGGAAGTCACCGGCACGCGCCCCACGGGCGGCCGCACGGCTCGCGCCACTGGCGGCAAGGCCGGCAAAGGCAAAATGAATGTCAACATCATCATTGCCGGGCACGGTCATCACGACCAGCAACAGCCCATGATGCCGCCCGCTGCGCAACCCGCCGCTCCGGTTACGATGCCGCGCCCGCCGATGCCCCCTGCCGGTGGGCCGCCGATGGGCGGCATGCCGATGCCGGTTCCCATGCCGATGCAGGCCGCTGCGCCTCCCCCCGCAAACGTTCCGCCCATGCGCGCGTCGGGCGGCGGGGTTTTCCCGCGCATGGAGAACGGCGGCGGTGGCGGTCTCGGTCGGCTCGAAAAGATCCGAAAATATGGCCCGTAATTCGCAGACCGGGGCCAAAGTCCTCCTTTGAGGCCCCGAGTGCGGGCCGGCGGAACGCCCCTCCCACCGATCCGCCGGCCATGCTATTAAGAAAGGTTATTTTTGCTCACCTATAATACTCTTGTAATACACGAATTAAATAAAATCATATTAGAAGAAATAGATCGACTTAAAGATGAACTGGCGTTCGGAGCATCCGCGCCAGACTACGCGCACTATCGCGAAAAAGTTGGACAGATTCAAGGGCTTCGCAAAGCTATAGAGTTTTGCGATGAGGCGTTGTCGCGCGTCGAAAAGCGATAAACGCAGTTTGGAGGGAATAATGCCGTTTATGACCATGGTTCACGACGAGGACCCCAAGGAAAAATTGCTCAAAAATTTAAAAAGCCTTGGGGAAATAGACGTTTTTAATAATCAGGTGCTGGTGGCGGTATATATCAGGCCGCAGAAAACCAAGTCTGGCATCTATCTCAGCGACAGAACGACTGATGAAGATCGTTTTCAGTCGAAAGTTGGCGTTATTGCCAAGCTCGGACCCACCGCGTTCGACGATCCGACCGGCGTTTGGTTCAAAAACGCTGATTTGAAGATCGGCGATTGGGTCTTTTACCGCGCCAGCGATGGCTGGAGCATTACCATCGACAATATCTTGTGTCGCGTGATGGATGACACCGCTATTCGCGGTCGTATTCCGCAGCCTGACGCAGTGTGGTGAGGATAAAATGGCAGAAAATGAAGAAAAGGTAGTCGACGAACCTATCGTCGAGATTGTGGACGAGCCGAAGGAAAAAAAGAAGGTCGTTTCGGTCGAAGACGGCCTAAGCGAACTTAAGAAACAGCTTGAAGCGGAAAGAACGGCTCGTGCCGAAGCCGAAAGGCGAGCCGCCGAGGCTGCGCAGCAGGTCCATCGAGCCCGAAACGAAGTTGAAGACACCAATCTTCAGCTTGTGAACAACGCAATTGAGACGGTCAAGTCAAATACGGCCAGTCTCAAGAGCGCGTTGGCTCAGGCCATGGCCGCCGGCGACTTTGAACGAGCCGCCGACATCCAGCTTGCCATGTCCGACAATGCCGCCAAGCTTTTGCAGCTTGAAAACGGCAAACAGGCCATGCAGGAGCGGCCCAAGACCGCCCCGCCGAAGCTGGATCCGGTCGAGGAACTTGCTTCCCGGCTTACGCCGCGTTCTGCCGCATGGGTTAGGGCGCATCCGCAATGCGCTACGGACCCCCGCCTTAATCAGAAAATGATCGCCGCGCATAACATGGCGGTGGCGGACGGCCATGAGGCGGACAGCGACGAGTATTTTGCCGCTGTCGAGAACTTGCTGGGGATGTCGCGCGCATCCCCGCCGCAAAATGACGCCGAGGACGGAACGGAGATGGCCGCAAAGGTCGTTTCGCGCCGCTCGTCGCCGCCCGCAGCCCCCGTCAGCCGCTCTGGAACCGCTCCCGGCACGTCGCCGAAGGTCATCCGGCTATCGCCTGACGAGGCCGAAATCGCCCGTCTCAGTCAGATGACGGACAAGGAATACTGGGAAATGAAGCAGAGGATCAAGAACGATGCCCGCTACAACTGAACCTGAAATCAAGATCGAACGCGCCGCACGGTCGCGCCTTCCCGAAGATCAGCGCCCGTCGCAGCGGGTCGAAGACCCGAGGGAACGCGCCCGCCAGCGTGCGGCCGAGATCCTTGAACACATCGGCACGATGGATGAGGGAACGGACGATTTCTACATTGATCCGACCTCGATCCCCGAAGGCTGGTCCTATGAGTGGAAGAGCCATTCGGTGATGGGGCAGGTCGATCCGGCCTATCAGGTTTCGCTGGCCCGCCGTGGTTGGGAACCTGTCCCCGCTTCGCGCCATCCGCATATGATGCCCGCCGGATCGACCGAGAAGGTGATTATCCGCAAAGGCGCGATGCTGATGGAGCGTCCGCTTGAGATCACGGATCGCGTTCGGGAAATGGACCGCATCAAGGCTCGCGATCAGGTGCGCGTAAAGGAGCAGAACCTTAATGCCCCGCCGAATGGGCAGTTTGAGCGCAATAATAAAGACCAGTCGCTCACCAAGGTTCGCAAATCTTGGGAACCTATGCCTATTCCCGATTGAGTATAAGGAACAGCAAGAGGGGCCTAATATCCCCCCTTGCATTGTCTTTTGTATTTTAGTATTGATTCATTTCCCTTCCCCCGGTGCGGAAGGTCGAAACAGATTTTAGGCGCTTTTTGGTCGCCCCGGAGTGCGGCAAAGCGTCATCTCGAAAAAGGAATGCCTAAATGGCTAATACCTTCGCGCCCAATGGGTTCGCGCAGTACGCGGGCACGGGCTCTGCGCCTACTTATGAACAGGTTCCCGTTGCAATCAAGTCTACGAATACGACCGCCATTTTCTTCAACGACCCTGTTGTTCAGGCCGCTGATGCTAATGGTGTTGGAACCGGCTATATCACGCAGGCTTACGGCCCCGTGACGCTGACGGTTGCCGGTAACAAGATCACCACTGACGCCAACGGCGTCTTGACGGTGACTTACACCGGCTACTCGACGCCGACCAGTAACTTGCCGACCTTTGCCTCGCAGACTTGGGCTCCGCCGATTGGCTCGACGCTCATCATTTCGGGCGCGACGGTCTCGGGCGTTAACGGCGCGTTCACGGTTACGGCCGCTTCGGCTTCCGGCAATACCGTTACCTGCGCGGCTCCGGGCCTTGCG